CTAATACTGTTGTTCCGAGAGATCCAATTTATATGGCTTTTGGATTAGGAATCGGTGATACGACTAATTTAACGTTGGATATATTAGATCAAACTAAGCTATACGCTGTAAGGGAGACAAATAACAAAATTAATAAAACAACACTTAAGACGCGAATAGCTAGCATAATTAAGAAGTTTTTTGATACTGAGGAAAACTCGCTTGGCCAAAATTTAAGCTTAACAAATCTTACCAATAATATTCTTTCTTTAGAGGGAATAAAGCGAATAGAGACTAGAAATGAATTAACAGGGGAAATATTCACCGGTGGAGTGTCGTTTTTATCTTTTAACCCACAGTACCCGGAAAGTGATATAGAATTAGTAAACCAAGATAAAACATTACCGTTTTTTAAGTTTCCTTACTTATACTCACCGTTATCCGTGGCTAAGCGAATCGTTATAACAGATGAGTAATATACAAGTAAATTATGCGACATTTGATGTAGAAGATTATAAGAAAGAAGCACTGTTATCTTCTTATAATCTTCCTTTCACCCCACTCACCTTTAAGGCTCGTATTCCTAGCTCTCTTGGAGGAACTGCAGTAACTACTCAATATAACACTCTTAAGGCAACATTTGATTTTGGAGATGGTAGTTATGGCAACACTCTTACGAGTTCGCATGTTTATGAATACCCAGGCGTTTATAACGTAAGAATGATTTTACGTGATTGTAATAATAATTCTATACTTGCGTCCTATAGCACAGATGTAACAATACATGACTACATAACTAACACCGTTACGGTAACTGCTAATAATGTTACCAGTGGTTTAGGAAAGACAAATTTACTGAATTTGTCTGCAGGTGAGTTTTCTAACCCAATTGTTATTAACTCAAAATCGCCATTTTATCAAAACTTACAAGATATATTTTTTAGTGTATCTGGCTGTGATGTTCTTAATTATTATAATTTAGATGCTAACAAGTTTAACAATCTTAAAAAATTTAATTCCTTCTACAAAAAAGAATATATATCGACACTATCCGGATATGAATATACACCAATAAACAAGATTTCTCTATCTTCATCTAACATATTTGTTCGTTTAAGCACTAACGGGATTGCAAAGGGAAAAGGATTAACAGCTTATTCAATAGTAAATACGCTAAGCACACATATATCAAGCTTTAATGCTGGATCGTCTGGACAAGACATAATATACTTTAAAACTGATGATCAAAAACACGCCGGAACGCCTGTTAATTTAATTTTCTTTAAGAATAGAAATGATATCTTCTCTGACAGTTTGGTAGGATATAAAAATAATAATTATACTAATAACTTTACCGTAACTCTTTCCTCTTTAGTTGGTCCGACCTCTGCAGAAAGTTTAAGTAACATATCAATAACTTCAACAGGTATACCTGGTGAAGGTGATAGTGTTGATACTTTTAAAATTTCTCCATCCCAATATAAAGGATTAGATATACCGTTCATTCTTGCACCAAAAAATAATAACTACTACACGATGAAGTCATTATCAGGGCATAAGTATCCGATCTTCGAGCTTCTCTCTGGTAGATCACCTGAAATTATACCTGGCGTTAGTGGGGTACCGGTAAGTACAACACACTACACTATACAAACTTTAAGCGCTACATTATCCTCTATAAATACAAATTTTTGGTATAGGGGTGCTTTAAAATTTAATGATACTACTTTGCCTATATCCGGTGAACCAGCATTTCTAACACTTAGTGCAAAATGTCCATATGAGGATGTATCTACATCAACAACAAATACTGTAACTGGATTTACTTCTTTTACTTGCTATCCAAAAAATTACTACGAAGCATATAAGCAAAATGAAGATTTTGATTACGAACAAACAATAAAAGATTTAAGGTTTCAAGAGATCTTGTTAGATAAAAATATACTATTTACAGACTTTTTAGGGACAATATTTGGTAATATAAGCAGTAACTACACAGTGTTGGGTAAAAAGCTTTGGGAAAAAATTCAAAACTTTACATCAAATAATAATGATATAGATTACTGTGATATTAATTCTCTTATTAATATGTCTACTCTAACTGATGACGACGGTCTAGTATTTGATAGATCATTAGCGCAACAGCCAGAGTTAGTAGATAGGTTAATGAGTATATTGAGTTTAAATTATAACAAATTTAGAGGAACAAAAAATAAATTTGAAAGTAATTTTGACCCTCAGGGCCATACAACAAAAACGATTTACGGGAAAAATTTAGGAGGGTTGTTGGACACAACAAAGTACGAAATATCTGCTGGTACAGATATTGTAGCGTATGAAAAATTTAGTGAAACATATACAAGATTAAACACGTTTCAACCTCTATGTGCACTTAGTGGTAATCAAGCCTCACAATCTGGTAGAACAACAACATATATGTTGAGTGATTTTACTACTAAATATGATCGAACTAGTAGTGCACCGTATTGGGGATGGCCTCTTGTTTTACCCCCTACATATAATACACCGGCAGAAGTAGATAAATTTTATCTATTTTATAGCTTATCTAGTGTTTTTGATAATACTATTGAAGATGGTTTAATCGATTATTCTAACGGGCTAACAACACTAAAACATGATACACCTTTAAGCGCACTTGTAGGAAATAATAATGTTTTTGATGTTATGATTCAGAACTCTTTATTTAGTAGTCTATCTCTGTTCTAGAGATAAATATGTTTAATGGACACTATCGTTACAGGCTTCCCTGAGGTAAATTTATCGATAACTAATCCTAATGTAAAACCTGAAAATGCATTAGATCGATCTACCCCGCTTTCATTTGTTGAGTTCATCGAGACAGTGAGTGAGTCGTATAAGCCGGAAACTTTAACACAATTTTATAGTACATACATTAATAGGTGGAATAAAAAAACTACTAGTGCACCAAAAAATAATAAAGAAATAATTATTGACCGGTACCGTGATTTCTTAAAGGATATAACTTTAGATTTTTCTACTAATGCTGAAAGAACTTTTCTTACTCAATTAAATTTTTCTGATCCTTACGATGTACAAATGGCAATGTCTTTTTATAGTAAGAAGATAAGAGATATTATTTCATATTATAAGAAGAAAAGAGATACCCTACATTATGCATCTACAAAAGCGAAGGTAAAAGGCAGCTCTCTTGGAGTAGAGCAAGCAACTATTAACCTCATTCTCGATTTTCTAGAAAATAGAAGCACGGCAGCGCGGGATTACGATGTAACTAAGATTAAAGAAAATTTAACAATTTCTATTACTGAATATTTTGATAATTTTTCACAATATTTTAATAGGTTACCTGATTCACATAATTATGGTAAAACCTTTAAAAGTTACGATCCAGCTGGATTACCTAAGGATAATATATTTTTAACTGATGATGAAGATTTAGTTCAACAGGTCTTTGCTAATGTAGGAGAAGATTTAATTACTCTTAAAGAAGGTCGAGAAAGTTTAAACTATAATATTACTGAAGATTCTTTATTTAGTAATAAAAGAGAGCTTACCGAAAAATTCATGGGCGTAGATTTTTTTTATCTGCAAACAGATGAAAACGGAACGCCAAATCTAGATGAAAATGGTGCACCGCCGCTTTTATTTAAAGCCAAAAAACCTTACGCTAATTTTTTAAATCAAGATTTTCCTTCTACAGCTTCTGTATTCTCAAATGAAATTATAAGTGAACGTGATTTAGGATTCTTTAGACCACAAAATTCGGCAATTGTTACTATTGAGGGTCGCCGATTAAAGTTTTTTACTAAAAAAACTTACCCACCTAATCAATTATACATATTTCCTAATCCAAATTTGTTTACTAACACTGATGGGGTATTAACGTTTATAGTTGATACCTCAAGATCAATTAATAATGCTAGTAAGGGAATTGCTGTAAATCAGCCTAACACAGATAGAGATAGTACTTCTTTTGTAGGTTATAATTCTAAAATAGGTAATAATGTTAACTTAAACACAGATTTATCATATTTGTTTGATCAAGGATATATAGATGATAGTAAAAAGGATTTATTTGGTAATATTTTTGGTTTAGTAAAAGATAATAATTATTATCGAAATAATGTTGTTTTAGAAGAAGCGAAAAAAATTAAAAGTTTAATGTTAAATGGTTATCAATTTTTTGATGACTTATATGGTGAAGGATTTACGTTCGATTACAGGTCAACAGATACAACAACTTATTCTGAAACTATAAGATCTGGACTTTCGACATTTACAAACGGATTTACCGGTAGAGGGCCGGCGAACTTAATACCTGATACACCAGGTAACTGGACCAGCTTTCCAACATCTGCATATAATATTTTCTTTAGGTATTTTAATCCTTACCAGCAGTT